GTATGATCTACCTAACGAATTTAATAAAGATTTTAAAATAGACTATGAAAAAATGTTTGAAAAAATCGTATATAGTGTTATTGATAGATTTTACGATAACGTAAACTGGAAATCGTTTAGACCAGGACAAGCAGTAAACACAGATTTATTTGATTTCTTTAAATTACCCGTTGCAAATTAAGAAAAATATAATATAATAATTACATGGATATCGTTACATATGTTGATAGTATAGGTAGGACTTGTTTTGGAGAGTTAGTAGAACAGACAGATTCAATTTTAAGAGTAAAAGCACCAGCAATGATTATGGTAACTCCTAATGATGCTTCGAATATGAAAGTTGACGTTATGCCGTTATTCTTTACTGAATTTTCTAACGGAGAACCTCCTACCTTTAAATATATAACTTCTCAATATACAGAAGTAGAAACTACTATTTCTGACAAAATATTAATACATTATAATGCTAAAATTAATGTTAAAGCTGAGCCAAATCCGGAGCCTCCTGAAAAGGAAGTACCTGAAGTAACATTATTCGAGGATTAATATGTCAAAATATGCTGAAAAGGCGTATGATGAAACTCTTGTTAACAAAGCATTCGCTAAGTTACAAAAGCTAAATTCTCACGCAACAACTCTCGAGGAAAATACATTAAGTAATGTAACTGAATGGATTGACACCGGGTGTTTAGTTTTAAACTCTATTCTATCTGGCTCTCTATATGGAGGAGTACCTAAAGGTAGAATAACAATCTTTGCAGGAGAAGCTCAATGTGGTAAAACCTTTATTTTAAATAAAATTCTCGCTAAAGCTCAAAAACAAGGAATGATTCCTATAATATTTGATACCGAGGTTGCTATTGAAAAAGAAGGTGCTGAAAATGTCGGCTTAGATGTTTCAAATGTAAAATATGTTCCTGTTGATACTGTCGAAAACTGTCGTAATCAAATTATGGCATTTTTAGATGGGGTCGAAGAAGAGCCGGGTCTTCACGGAAAATTTATCATATCAATCGACTCTCTCGGAAACTTAGCGTCATCAAAAGAAATTGCCGATGCTGAGGCTAATAAAGGAGCCATGGACATGGGGCTTCGAGCTAAACAGCTTAAATCCATGATGCGTATTATTACATATAAGGCTGCCGTAACTGGTACAACCATTATATGTAGTAATCATACATATGCTGACCCTGGTGCCCTCCATCCTACCCTAGTCAAGCAACAAGCTGGGGGATCTGGTCCTATGTACATGGCTTCTTTATTAGTCCAAATGGCTGCTAAAAAAGAAAGAACAGACGCAGCAAACGATAACGATGAAGCGTTAACTGAAAGCAGAAACTATTCGGGAGTTACTCTTCGAATGTTAACTGTAAAGAATAGATTTATTCCTGCATTTCTACAAGCAGAAGCGTATTTAAACTTTAAAACAGGTTTAGATAAATATTCTGGATTAAAAGATGTTGCTGTGGCTCATGGAGTTATTCAACAAAATGGTTCTACATATAGCATGGGAGATAAAAAATTAGGATACTATAAAAATTGGCGCAAAGACGAGGAAGTGTGGAATAATATATTACCTAAGATAGAATCTTCTATAAATGAGCAATATCGGTATGGTAAAGCCTTACAAGATAGCGCTATATTAGAACAAGACGATGAGTAAAGCCGTAGTACCGATTTCAGGTGGTTTAGATAGTTCAGTTATATTAAGCATAGTAGCACGAGCCGCGTCAGAAGTATATGCAATAACTTTTGATTACGGTCAAAAGCATCGTAAAGAAATCCAATTCGCTGGCTTTCAATTAATTAATTATGACACTATTGAACAACACAAAATATTAGATATACAATTTTTCAAAAAAATTGCTAATACCTCTTCTTTAACAAACAATAAAATTAAAGTCGCTCATACGAAAGATGTTCTAGGGGATGCCCAAACTGTTAATTATGTACCATTTAGAAATATGATGATGTTATCGATTGCTTGTTCATATGCAGAATCTGTTGGAGCAGAAACGGTGTATCATGGATCCGCTCTTGTAGACAGTCAAGCAGGATATTGGGACGGTAGTGCAGAGTTTTTAGAACAAATTAATCATTTAACTGCTTTAAACCGTAAAAATAGAATTAAAATAGAAGCGCCATTAATTAATCTATCCAAAAAAGAAATTATCAGTCTCGGACTAGATAACGGTGTAAGATTCGAAGACACTTGGACGTGTTACGAAGGAAAAGAATTAGCATGTGGTTATTGTACTGCGTGCAGTTCTCGTATACAAGGATTTTTAGACAATAAAATGAAAGACCCAATTGAATATGAACGAACAGATATACCGTGGTAAAGAATTAGAATATTCTGATATTTTATTAGTACCAAAATACAGTCAATTAGATACTCGAAACGCTGCTGACACATCTTTTAAGTTAGGAAAGTTTTCATTTAACCTACCAGTAGTTCCGTCTAATATGAAAACCGTAATAGACATCGAACTCTGTAAGCAATTAGATGATAATAATTATTTTTATATTATGCATCGGTTTGATAATGTATTTGAAGCAGTACAGAAACTTAATGACCTTAATTGTAATTGTGTAAGCGTTAGTATAGGAGTAAACCGAGATTCATATGAGCAATTAGAAGCTATTATACTTAATAAATATAAAATTGATATTATTACAATTGATGTAGCTCACGGTCATCACCAAAAAGTCGGTAATATGATTGAGTTTGTTAAAAAATATTTTCCTAATTCAATAGTTATTGCCGGTAACGTTGGAACATACGATGGGTTTCAATTTTTAGAAGATGCAGGAGCAGATGTTATTAAAGTAGGAATTGGATCTGGAGTTATTTGTACTACGCGGTATAAGACCGGGTTTGGTACTCCTATGTTTTCAACATTATTAAAAATTAGCTCACATAAACCAAAGGCTAAAATAATGGCAGACGGTGGATGTAAAGAATTTGGAGATATTGCAAAAGCTTTAGTTGCTGGAGCGGATTGCGTAATGGTTGGATCTTTTTTTGCAGGGTGTATTGACTCACCCGCAAAACATATTAACGGACGTAAGCAATATTATGGTAGTACGTCGTATACTCAAAAAAGAAATAAATTAAATTTTGTTGAAGGTAAACAAATAGAAATAGACTTAGCACCAGAATATAATATTAGATTAACAGAAATCGAAAAGGCTCTTAAAAGCTCTATTTCATATGCAGGATGTAAAGATTTAAGTTGCCTAAGTGATACAAAGTTCATACAATTAAAGTGATATGTGTGGAATTTTTGGCTCAACTGATATTAAAACCTTTAGAGAGTTATCTACAAAAAACTCTGAAAGAGGTAATTTTGTACGTAGTGTAACAATGATATTCCCGGGAGGAATGAAAAACGACATTCGAGTAGCAACAAAATACGAACAAGATTTTGATAAACATATAGAAGAAAACCCTTTTTGTATATATTATCTAGGACATGTACAATCTCCTACATCAGAAATTAGAACATTTGATGCTGATACTTCTCACCCATTTACATATAAAAATACATATTTAGCGCACAATGGAGTATTACAAAATTTTAATGAATTAAAAGAAAAATATGAACTTAAAGGTAAAACAAATAAGGTTGATAGTAGCGTAATATTACCGTTGATATATATGTCTGGTATTAAAAACGCATTATCAGATCTTGAAGGTACATTTGGATGTTGGATGTATTCGCCAAACATGGGTAGATTACAAATTTTTAGATCTGGGTCAACATTATTTACTGATGATAAATCTTTTAGTTCAATTCAACTACCTGGATGGAAATTAGTAGAAGAAGGAATAATATATGAGTTTAATTTTAGTAAAAATAAATTTTTAGAGAAACAAACGTTTGAATTAAATTCTCCATTTTTTATATGAAAACTTTAATAGCAGTGGCTACGCAAGCTACAACAGTTAAATTCAAAACTTCTAGATTATTTAAAAGCTTAGAGTTACATGAAAATAATACTGTAACTACGTTTACCCTACAACCCACATATAAAAATATTAACGGATTATGTGCTGTTTATAATAATTATCTTACACCAAAGAATCTTAAAAAATATGATTGTATTTTATTTGTTCATGATGACGTATTCATTGATAGTATAAATTTTTTAAAAGAAATTCGTAATTCATTTAAACGAGGGTTTGATGTTGTTGGAGTAGCTGGAGGTAGTAAATTACAAATCGAAAAGCCTTGCTTATGGCATATAATGTGTAAGCCGACTACTATATCCGGAATAGTATCACATTATGATAATAATACAGATTATCGTCCAACTATATTTGGCAATACACCTAGAGAAGTAATATTATTAGATGGTGTATTTTTAGCTATTCGGACTAAATCTATCGCAAAGGAAAAAATAAAATTTGATACTAATATAAAAGGATTTCATCATTATGATTTAAAATTTTGCTTAGACTGTCATTTAGCCGGGTTGCGCTTAACTACTGCCCCTATTCACATTATTCACGAATCTCCTGGGCTACTCAACCACACAGAAGAGTATAGCAAATCCGAAGATTACTTCTATAATACTCTGCTAGAATATGCTAACAAACGAAAGTAATTATTTAGACATAGATCTCGAATATTTAGAAAAAGTAGTTTTTAAGAATTGTCTTGAAGATGAACTTTATTTAAATTCTGTTATTGATAATCTTAATTATAAATTCTTTAAAAATAAAGATTTTCAGCAAATAATTAAAATAATACAAGCTCTTTATCAAAAAAACAACAGACGTCCTACACGTACAGAATTAGAATTATATCTAAACACTTCACAACTTAAAGAACATTATCAATCAAGTAAAAAAATTACTGACGGTCTAAAAGTAGAATTATCTAATGATATTCTATTTTCGTATACAGAAAAATTCTTACAAGAACAAGCTGTATTTAATACATTCTTAGAAATTGTTGATAATAAAGAAAGGAATGTAAAAAGTATTCATGATAAATTTTCAAAAGCATGTAATATTTCTATTACTACAAACGTAGGTCATAATTATTTTAAAGATGTAGAACAACATATCACTGATCTAACAACGCGTGAAGAAAAGATTAAAACCGGATGGGAATGGCTTGATACCAGATTAGGAGGAGGTTTCTTAGAGCAGGGTCGTAGTATGTATATATTTGCAGGCCCTACTAATGTAGGTAAATCTATATTTTTAAGTAATATAGCAAGTAATGCCGCCGCAGAAGATAAAAATGTTTTAGTTGTTTCTCTTGAAATGTCAGAAATGATTTACTGTAAAAGAATTACATCTAAACTTACTGGATTACCTATAAATCATTTAGATGATCATTTAGAGGAATTAAGAGAAAAAGTAGGTAAATTTAAAATGACTCATCCTAGAGCAAATATAATAATTAAAGAATTTGCTCCGAGTTCAATTACACCACTACAATTAGAAGGATTTATAAAAAAGTTAATAAATAAAAAATTTAAACCTGATATCATAGTACTTGATTATTTAAATCTTTTAGCAAGTACATATGGTAATAATTCATACGAACGTATTAAAAGTATTTCTGAACAAATAAGAGCAATGTCATATACTTTTGAATGTCCTATTGTATCCGCTACACAAGTAAATAGAACAGGATACGGAAACAATGCTAACGGTCCTGGGTTAGAGGCTATTGGAGAGAGCTATGGATTAGGAGCTACTGCAGATGTTATTGTAAGTATTTGGAGAACAGAAGAAGACGAGGAAGATAATGCACTTCATATGGGTATTATTAAAAACCGTTTTGGCTCTAATACAGGTAGCACTAGAGTTTCTATAGATTACAATACTCTTACTCTTACAGAAAATACAAGCCTCAATGTTAATGAAGATGTTAACACTGCGGAAAATGACGCTGTACAATTCGGAAGAGTAATGTAAATATTGGCAATGGCGAAGAATGAAATAATTTTTACTGATCTTGACCTCGACGGATGTTGTAGTTATTTAATTTATACATGGTTTAAACAAGTTAAACCAAAAGCTGTAACATTAAAAGTTTCTAACATACGCGAGAAATTATTAGGCTGGCTTAATTACAATAAAATTGAAGATTATAAAAGGGTATATTTCTTTGACTTGGACACTACAGAAGTTAAAGATTTAATAGATAAAAATAATGTACTTATTTTTGATCACCACAAATCCCATGAAGATGATTATTCATTTGCTAAAACATATATTGATGTAAACCAAACATCATGCAGTAAACATTTATATCAAATATTCAATCACATATATCCAAACATAAATCTAACTAACGAACAAAAAAAACTAATTACATTTGCTGATGATTATGATTGTTATGAATTAAAATATCCTGAAAGTAATAAATTAAATTTTTATCTTTGGTATAAAAATGGTGATAAATTACAAAATTTTATTAATGATTTTGAAAATGGATTTTTTGGTTTCACAAATGAACAAAATAAAATAATTAGTTATCATTTTTATAAATTTAAAAAAATGAGAGAAAGTATAGATTTGTTTAAAGCGAAACTTTCTATAGCAGGAAAACAATACAATTTTATTAGTACATTTGCCAATGAATATATTAATGACCTAGGTCAACATATAGTTGATACTTATGAATGTGATGTATGTATGATGATTAATTTAAAAAACAATAGAGTATATCTTCGTAGAAATAGAAATATAGACTTTAATTTAAGTAAATTTGCAAAAAAAATATGTGACGGAGGAGGTCATGAATATGCAGCCGGTGGTGTATTAAACGATAATGTACTAACTTTAAGTAAGCAATTTGAACCGTTAAATGGATGATCCATATACAATTTTAGAAAAAAAAGATAATATACATATATTTTTATCTTTATGTAGTTTTATTTCTATCTGTGAAAATAAAAAAATTAATCTTGCAAATGTGTTTTTATTAGTTCTCAAAGAAAATAGATATAGAGAGTTATTTAAAAAATTATTAGAATTGGATAGTAATTATGATTTAATCAAAATATTCTTACATCATGAACCATATTTATATAAAAGTAAATATATAACTAAATTTCTTAAAAAAAATTCTATAGACTTATGAGTACATTATCAGTGTTTGAAAAGAACATATATAATATGTATCTTAAAGCTGCTAGAAATAATAAAGGGTTCACTCCTCGAAAAGACTTTCAAAAATTAGATGATACAAAATATACTTTACTCAAAAAAATATCACATATTTTAAAAAACAAAAAAATAGAACCAACTATTTTTTTTGATGCACCATATAAATTATATTCAGAAAAATATATACCTCTTAATTTTTACAGTACATTCAATGCTATTTCTACATATAAGAAATACACAACAGAGATAGAATTAACAAACCCCGACCACCAGTTTAATATTAATAGACTAAGAAATAGCTTTAAATTTATTTACGATACATGTATTGAGCGTGAGTTAACAAGTTGCAATCAATATCTCGACACTCAGTCAGGAATATATCCTGATTTTATTTTAGATTTAAAACAAGGTGATATCACTTATTATTCTTTACTATCACTTAATATATCAGAAAAAAATATTAAGCTAGAAAAAAATATAGTTGAATTTGTATGTGATAGCTTTTATAATACTCTAAGTAGTTTGAGATCGAGATATACATTTTCGAAAAAAATCAAACCTTTGGGAATAAAATTAACTAATACTATAAATAAAATATTAAAAAGAAAATGACAACGAATATGTTTGAATCAATTAGAGGCGCGATGGCCAAGACCTCGCAACAGAATTCAACTAGCAATATTATGCGATTGAAGCCTGGTAACACATATGTATTACGACTTGTACCTTTTGTGAAAGATCCTAGTAAGACATTTTTTCACTATTACTCACATGGATGGGTTAGTGAGATGACAGGACAATTTCAAAGTGCAATTAGTCCACAAACATGGGGAGAAAGGGATCCTATTGCAGAGGCTCGATATAGGCTTTCCCGTACTGGCTCTGAAGAGGAGAAAGAAAAGGCGAGAGCTTTAAACCGTAAGGAAAATTGGCTCGTTAATGTTTATGTAGTAAAAGATCCAGATAATCCCGAGAATGAAGGTAAAGTGAAAATTCTCAGATTCGGTCGACAATTGCATAAAATTGTAATGGAGGCAATGGAAGGAGAAGATGCAGATGAATTCGGTGAAAGGATCTTTGATCTTTCGAAAGAAGGTTGTAGTTTTCGAGTTAAAGTTGAAGAGCAAGGCGGGTATCCGACATATGTAAGTTCTCGATTTGCTAGTCCTTCTCAAATCTCAGGAGTAACAGATAGTACTATTAAAGATGTTTACGATCAAACATTTGATTTAGAGAATGTTTTTCCTGTTAAAAGCTATGATGAACTGCAAACAATGCTCAATGAGCATTATCATGGAACGACAGATACTACTGAAAGCAGTGATCCTCAACCACCCGCAAATACATCAGTGGAAGAGGATGACTTAAATTTTGATGACTTAGAATCAACACCAAAAAATGATTCTAAATCATCTGCTATTGACGATGATAAAGTTAAAGAACTGCTTGATACATTAGAATAAAACATGGATCTCAACGAGGATGATACAGTAAAAATGTTTGTTCATCAAATGAACACTCACGCAAAATCTTTGAATAAAGATATTATTCAAAAAAGTGCAACAATGCAAAACATTCCAGTTGACAATAAAATATATGAAGCTCCTGAACCTGCGCATCAACCGCCACGACATCAACCACCACAGCAACTATATCAACAACCGACCGTGGTACCGCCACAAATGACTGGAGATCCCGCTCTATTAAATAACCTGATAGAGCGGGTATCTTCTGTTGAAAAACAAATCACTAAATTTATAAACTTAATTGAACGCCGAGTTGCAAAAAATGCAAAAGA